CACCATGTGGTATACGAGAAGGATATACCTGAGGCACTCTTGTTCCTCAAGGATCATCATCTCATTGGACATAACATATTAGGGTTTGACTTCCGTGTATTAGATAAACTCTATGGTTTTGTTCCAGTCTCGTATACCGATACCTTGATCCTATCGAGACTCACCTTTCCTGACCTACGTGCTCAAGACTTTGATAAACGTGGGATGGATTCAAAGATGTACGGATCACATGCTCTCAAGGCATGGGGTCATCGTTTATCTTTTCTCAAGGGTGACTATGGTGAACACGAAGGAGCATGGGATGAGTTGACTCCTGAGATGATTGAGTACTGTAAACGTGATGTGGACTTGACTCAGAAGTTACACGAGTATCTTCTCAAGTACGAGAAGCATACCTCATCTGACTCTATCGAGTTAGAACATCAAGTCTCCAAGATCTGTTACGAACAGGAGACCTTTGGTTTTCCATTCGATGTTCCTAAAGCATTGGACTTGTACAAGTTACTAGTCAATAGGAAGAACGAACTCCATGAGGAACTACTCAAGGCATTTGGTTCTTGGGTTGTGGACGAAGGAGAAAGGAAGAAAGGACTCTACCATAAGATTAAGATCGTGGACTTCAATCCTCAGTCTCGTCATCACATAGCAAAGAGACTCAAGGATATACATGGTTGGAAACCTACGGAGTTTACTCCGAGTGGTGAGCCTAAGGTAGACGAGAAGATCTTGGATGGACTCAAGTACCCAGAAGCAAAACTGATGAGTGAGTACTTGATGATCTCCAAGAGGATAGGACAACTCTCAGAAGGTAATGAAGCATGGTTGAAACTAGAGAAGAATGGGAGACTCCATGGGTCAGTTAACTGCATGGGGTCAGTCACAAGTCGTTGCTCTCATACGCATCCGAACCTCGCTCAAGTTCCGAGCACTAAAGCACCCTTTGGGAAGCAGTGTCGAGAACTCTTTACGACAGATCCAGGATTTTCCCTTCTGGGTGTTGATGTCTCTGGTCTTGAACTGCGGTGCTTGGCTCATTATATGGCTCGTTATGACGATGGTGCATACGGCAAGATCCTACTTGAGGGTGATATTCATACTGCCAATCAAGAAGCTGCTGGACTTGCTACGAGAGACCAAGCGAAGACTTACATATACGGCTTCTTGTATGGTGCAGGAGACCAGAAGATCGGTCAGATCATTGGTAAAGGGGCATCGCACGGAAAAGCCTTGAAGGAAAAGTTCCTCAGGAAGATCCCTGCGTTACGGAAGTTACGTGAGCAAGTCCAAAATAAAGCAAACGATCATGGGTTTGTACGTGGCTTAGATGGTAGACGAGTACCTGTTAGATCCGCACACGCATCACTCAATACATTACTACAGAGTGCAGGTGCAATCATCTGTAAGCGGTGGGTTGTCATGCTACACGATATGTTGGAAGCAGAAGGATACTCGTATGGTCAAGACTATGCACAGGTGGCATTTGTGCATGACGAAGTACAACTCATGGTGAAGGACGAGCATGTCGATAACATCGGACGAATCGCAGTCGAGGCAATTAAGTTTTCTGGAGAGTATTACGGATTCAGAATCCCTCTCACAGGAGAGTACAGAGTTGGAAGAAATTGGGCTGACACCCATTGATCTTCATTCTCATTACTCTGGTGAAGCAGGAGAAAACTTAGTCTCTTACTTATTTCATAGATGGTCTTATAATGTATGCAAACCAATGGTCGCTCAACCTTATGACTTAGTTGTGGAAAGAGATGGTATCTTTAAAAAGATACAGGTGAAGCACTCTTTTACATCTAGGGTTAGACTAAGAAAGAGAGATCATAAATCTCCCGATGGTAAACAATATTATAGAGAAGGAGACTTTGACTATCTTTGTGCCTGTAAGTTTCCACATGTGTATGTTGTGCCTTGGGGTAAGTTAAAAGCCAAAACACAATTAACTTTCTCAGCATACCCAGAATATTGTTACGACCTCAACGATCCTCAAACCTACGAGTATAGACCAACGATATGAAAACTAGACTCCTCATAGATGCAGACATCGCAATCTACAAAGCGACTACTGCTAACGAAGTACCGATCAATTGGGAAGGTGATCTCTGGACTCTCCATTGTGACTTAGCGAAGGTCAAATGTGACATCGATGACTTCGTTGAGAACATCAAGGAACAAGCTAAAGCTGATGAGGTAACCATGTGTATCTCACATCAGAACAACTTTAGGAAGATGCTCAACCCTGAATACAAAGCGAACCGAAAGGCTACTCGCAAACCTATGTGCTTCGTTCCTGCTAAGGAGTATGTGATGAAGAACTATCACTACGAGATACAACCTTGGCTCGAAGCAGATGATGTCATAGGCATCCTCGCAACCTACGACAATGGAGAGGAACGCATTGTTGTGAGTGAGGATAAGGATCTCTTGACGATTCCTGGTATGCACTGGGATATCAAGAACCAAACCTTATGGGAGCAAGATAAACACACTGCTGACTACCTCTTCTACAAACAAGCCTTAACTGGTGACTCGGTAGATAACTACCAAGGTTGTCCAGGTATCGGCCCGAAGAAGGCAGAGAAGATCTTGAATGAGTGTGAAGACTTTGGGTTTGAACCAAAGCATGTCTGGAAAGCGATTGTTACGGCTTATGAAAACGCAGGATTGAATGAAGATGATGCGTTACTTCAAGCACGTATGGCGAGAATCCTAAGGCATGGTGAATACGTTATGAGTGAACCTCTCTATTGGAGTCCTGAGAATGAGTGATAATGAATTTGAGAATCCTAAACACTACACCGATGGGTTTGGTATTCAACCATTGGATTACATAATTGAAAACGAAATGGATTTCCTAGAAGGGAACATAATTAAATACGTATCGAGATACCCACATAAAGGTGGACTTAATGATTTGTACAAAGCACAGGTTTACCTCAATCGTCTGATCGTGAGGGAGCAAGCCAATGAGTAATCTCCCTACACAGTATCAAGAGTACATTCACCTCTCACGTTATTCTAGGTGGGACTATGAGAAAGGTAGAAGGGAAACCTGGAGTGAAACTGTAGCACGATACTTCGATTTCTTTATTCATCATCTCAAGTCTAGTAATGGATACACGTTACAAGGGGATGAGGTAAAGGAACTAGAGGATGCAGTGTACAGCTTAGAGGTCATGCCTAGTATGCGTTGCTTGATGACCGCAGGTCCTGCCTTAGAGAAAGAGAACATCGCAGGATACAACTGTAGTTACTTACCCATCGATTCACCGAGGGCATTCGATGAACTCCTCTATGTCCTCATGAATGGTACTGGAGTTGGCTTCTCGGTAGAAGAGAAGTACACCTCTCAGTTACCTTTCGTCCCTAGTGAACTACATCCTACTGATACCTGCATCGATGTACGTGATAGCAAACTAGGGTGGGCTAAAGCATTTAGGGAACTCATTAGTCTCCTCTACGCAGGACTCATTCCTACGTGGGACTTGAGCAAGGTACGTAAAGCAGGAGCAGTACTTAAAACTTTCGGAGGGAGAGCAAGTGGACCTGATCCCCTTAACCAACTATTTCTTTTCACTTGTAAACTATTTGAAAATGCAAAAGGACGAAGACTCAGACCCATCGAATGTCACGACATTGTTACAAAAACAGCAGAAGTCGTGGTGGTTGGTGGTGTTCGTAGGTCTGCTCTTATTAGCCTCAGTGATCTTGGGGATGAGCAGATGCGAAATGCTAAGTCAGGAAGATGGTGGGAAGAACACCCACATAGAGCACTCGCAAACAACTCTGCCAATTATCACTCCAAACCTGACACAGGAACCTTCCTTAGAGAGTGGGCTTCCCTATACGAGAGCAGAAGTGGAGAACGTGGAATCTATTCATCGTTTAATGCGAGAAAACAAGTCGATAGATTCACCTATAGAAGTCCTAGAGATGACTTCGGGACGAATCCGTGTTCTGAAATAATCCTAAGACCTAGAGAGTTCTGTAACTTATCCGAGGTAGTCATACGTGCTTCAGATAAGAAGAAGGATATCTTAAGGAAAGTTAAGTTAGCCACTATCTTAGGTACATGGCAGAGCACCTTAACTAACTTTAAGTACCTACCTAAAACTTGGAAATCTAATTGCGAAGAGGAGAGGTTACTCGGTGTGTCCTTAACAGGAATCATGGATAACAAGATCACTGCTTTTCCTGGACCAGACTTCCTAGAAGAGATGAGAGATGTAGCAAGAAAGACGAATGAAGAATGGGCTGAGAAACTTAAGATTTATCCGAGTGCTGCGATCACTTGCATCAAACCTTCGGGTACGGTTTCACAACTTTGTGATTCTGCTAGTGGCATTCACACTCGTCATAGTGATTACTATATACGCACTGTCAGAGGTGACAATAAAGACCCGATCACACAACTCATGAAAGACCAAGGTGTTCCTAATGAACCTGATGTGATGAAACCAGATCAGACTACAGTGTTCTCATTCCCTATCAAGTCTCCTGAAGCTAGTGTCAAGAGAAACGATTGGAATGCCTTTGAACAGTTGGATCAATGGTTGATCTATCAGGAACATTGGTGTGAACACAAACCTTCCGTAACGATCTCAGTCAAAGAAGATGAGTGGACTGCGGTAGGAGCATGGGTTCATGACAACTTCGATAGCATTAGTGGTATCTCTTTCTTACCTCATTCGGATCATGTGTACCAACAGGCACCATATCAAGAGTGTACTAAAGAAGAGTACCAAGAGTTACTCAAGAAGATGCCTGAGATCGATTGGTCTAAGTTATCTGAGTATGAAAAAGAGGACTACACTACGTCCTCACAGGAACTCGCTTGCACGGCTAATTCGTGTGAAATCATATGAAATGGACATAATGGGATAAAATGGCTTTTACACTCGGAGAAACAATCTCAAAAGAACTAGTAGAAAAGTTAAAACAAAAGTACCCCAATCAACTACCGAGCACCATAGTAGAGAAAGAACAGTTGGCTTATACCTTAGGTCAACAATCGGTAGTCAATTACATAGAGGATTTATATAACAACCATGTGTCTACAAGGAGCACCTGATCCTCCTAAGATGCCTCAAATCTTACCTCCTCCTCCTATGCCTAGTCCAATGTACAAGGAACCAGAAGATCCACCTATGTTGGATATGGAACCTGAGGCTAGAGGTAAGACTCCGAGGGAGCAAATGAAGGGTAAACGTAGAGGTTATGCTCAATTCAGAGTTAGGAACCCAGGATTAGTAATTAAAAATAAAAGATAAAATATGTTTAGTGATGTATCCGTACACCCTATTGATTCACATGAGGTGTACAGAGAGGTTATGGAAGCAGCAAGTGCGGATGGTCACGGACCTTACATGCCAACTCATTATGTTGAGAAAGGTGGTGAGATCATAGGTGCTTTTAGCACACAAAGTCCAACAGTCTACTGGTGGATGAACGAAAGTAGAGCAACGAGGAGAGACTCATTATTAGCATTCCAATCATTAGATACTCTAATGAACAACTTACAACTATCGGAATACATAATCCCATGTGAACCAGAGTCTCCTTATTTTGATTTAATGTGCTCCAGATTACCCGATGTTCACAAGGGTACCTTGGGAGGTGACTGGAGGCTATTTAGAAGGAAATTATAATATGGGCGGTTCAGCGAAAGCAGTAGGTAAAGCAACCGACTACATAGCAGAAAGAGCAATAGGCAGTGCATGGGATAAGCAGGGAGAGAAGATAGGTGAAAAACTTGATAAAAAAGCCTCAGACTCAACTAATATTGATGAGCAGTTTGAAAAAGGAAAACAAAATTTCAACACCAACTTAGAAGCTATCCCTGGAATCATTTCTCATAACATTGCTCAACCTGGAAACTACTTATACGAAAGACAATTCGGAAGTATGAACAAAGGTGGTGGTGATGATGATACCTCAGTAACCCAGAGAGATACTTCAGCTTTTGCTCAGAGTAAAAAACCGAGGAAGAAGAGGAAGGGCTTACTAGCACTTCAGACTCCATCGGCTAAGGCATCTAGGTTTAGAGCAGGTAAACGTAGGTTTCGTGTAAGACCTACTGGTAAAACTGGTGTAAACACTGGAGCAAAATCGTCAGGTGTTTCAGTACCTAAAGGTTAAACAATATGGTAGATAAAGTAGAAGTTAATGAAGACCAAGGTATACCTACAGGTTCTATAAAGAGCAGGTATAACTTAGGTTACGCAGAGAGAAATCCATTCTTAGAACGTGCTAGGGAAGCAGCAGAGATTACTATCCCATCACTTCTACCTCGTGAAGGTCATTCTGGTTCTAACTTCTTTCGTCAACCATTCCAGAGTGTAGGTGCTAGAGGAGTCAACAACCTAGCATCAAAGTTACTCTTAGCACTCTTACCTCCTAACTCACCATTCTTTAGGTTAACGATAGATGACTTTGACCTAGAGAACCTAGTGGGACCAAACCAGAGAGGTGCAGTAGAAGAAGGGTTAGCACGTATTGAACGATCTGCTATGCAAGAGATCGAAGCTAAGGCAATACGAGTGCCTGTCTTTGAAGCACTTAAGCACCTCATCGTCACTGGTAATGCTCTCGTGTACATGCCTAAAGAAGGTGGTATGCGTGTGTTTCGTTTGGATCGCTACGTGGTCAAACGTGATGCAATGGGAAATGTCCTAGAGATTATTACAGTAGAATCCTTGAGTCCCTTGATGTTACCTGAGGAGGTACGATCCAAAATTACTACACCCAACGCAGACTACGGACAAAAGAACTACGACCTATACACCTGTGTCAAGAAGACAGAATCAGGATGGGAAGTAAGACAAGAGGTAGAAGGTCAAGAAATAGAAAGTTCCTACGGCACATACGAGGAGGACAAGAATCCATTCATACCCTTGAGGTTTACGAGGATTGATTCTGAGGACTATGGAAGAGGGTTTGTTGAGGAATACATAGGTGACCTAAAGAGTTTAGAAGCATTGACTAGATCCATTGTAGAGGGATCAGCGAGTGCTGCTAAGGTACTCTTTATGGTGAGACCTAATGGTACCACAAAACTCAGATCATTAGCAGAGTCTCCTAATGGAGCTATTGTACAAGGTGCTGCTGAAGATGTTTCAGTACTCCAAGTCAACAAGTTCAATGACTTTCGTGTAGCACAAGAAGTAGCGAGGCAGATCCAGGAACGGATCTCATTTGCGTTCTTACTC